GGTAACCGACAACCGGGAACCGCAAAACGACGCCCCTCAGGACACAGGAGAAGGTAATGTCCAGAACCAGAAACAATAATCGCGTTCAGCACCACACCCCCGACCACGAAGGCCGCACCCGTCAGGAATTTGCGGCGGAAGCAGATATCAACAACATCATGGGAAAATGGCGAGTACAAGGATACGTAGAAGACGTCCAGCTCGGAACGCCCGTATACGCGGACTTCACGACCGAAATGGACTATCTCGCCGCACAGAACGCAATCGTTGAAGCAGACGCCCTCTTCAACTCTCTCCCGGCACGTGTACGCAGAGCAGTAGACAACGAACCGGGAAAACTCATCGCATACCTCCAGGACCCCGACAACGCAGAAGAGCTGGTACAGCTCGGACTCAAACTACCCGTAAAAGATACGGTGGTAGAACCCTACACCGAAAACCAAAACACCCCGCCGGGGCACTATCCCCCCCTTCCAAAACCAGCACCCGAAGCAAGCACGGGTGAGACCGCCGTGTCGAGCCCGACGCCAGAATCACATCACGAGAAGACCTCGTAACCTGGCGAAATCACAACCGTTCTAGTATACTCTCGTCGTTAACTAGAACACGCGACACCAACGGGGTCGCAAAACGAGAAAAGGGGCCAGGTGGGGCATCACCTGGTCCCTTTCTCAAAAAAAAAGGAAAAAAAATGAAGCGACGCAGAATGAGCCGAAAAGGCTCCAAACGACTCTTCAGCAAAACAGCAAACCGGACCCACAAGAAGAACATCATGTCCGGCCCCATGCGCGGCGGCTATCGGCTTTAACCCCACCGATATGCCGTGCTATCACCCCCTCCTCGGATACTTCGACTCCACGGGGAGAGTCGTACTCAAGGGAAATTCCCTGTTCGAGGGGGCGGTGAAACTACCCTGTGGACAATGCATCGGCTGCCGACTCGAGTACTCCCGACAATTCTCAATTAGAATCATGCACGACGCACAAGAACATCCCGTCACGCTCTACGAACACTACGCACATAAAAAACTCATCGAGGACGAGCAGCTCTCGCCCAAGCTCCACAAACAACCCTTCAAACTAAACTGCTTCATCACCCTCACCTACGACCAGGCGCACCTGCCCGAGGGAAACTCTCTCTCCCTCCGCGACTGGCAACTCTTTGCCAAAAAACTCAGAAAAAAACTCGGACCCTTCCGCTACTTCCACGTCGGAGAATATGGCGACAAAAACGGACGTGCACACGATCATGCAATCCTCTTCGGGATTGACTTCTCTCACGACCGCATTCTCAAAAATGAAGAAAACGGAAAACGCTACTACACATCCGAAACCCTAAACTCAACCTGGGGCAACGGGGACACCGAGGTCACCGAATGCACCTATCAATCAGCGGGATACATTGCCCGCTACTGCCTAAAGAAACAGACTGGAAAACAAGGTGGCTACGCCCACTACCAAGGCAGAAAACCGGAATACGCCTCCATGAGTTCGAACCCCGGACTAGGAAAATACTGGTTCGACAAATACTCAGAACAAACCTATAAGCGCGATTCCGTATACATCGACAATCACGCGATGCAACCCCCCTCGGCCTACGACCGCTACCTAAAACAAATTGACCCCGAGCTTCTCGACCAGGTCAAGGCGGAAAGAAAAATAAAGGCCGAAAAACACACGGACAACCAAACCGAGGAACGCCTCCTCGTCCGCGAACGCCTCAAGAAACACACAATAGAAAACTTCACACGGGACTTTCGTCCCGAGAAAGAAGGCAACATACCCGGAGGTAAAATCATCTCCGGAAAAATAAAAAAGGAGCAAATATCTCAGAACAAGAATTCTGGCTAGAGATCTTTCAAACCTTCACCCTACTCCTGCTAATCGCAAGAGAACTAGCAAAAAAGGAATAAATCCCCGTGAAACTTCAAACCTATGCAATCTACGATTCCAAAGTCGAAGCCTACCTTCCCCCATTCCACTCCGAAAACAATATGACAGCCATCCGGCTCGTACTCCTCGAAATGAGGAACGCCACATCCAACTTCACGCAATTCCCGGAAGACTTCACACTCTTCCACACAGGAGAATTCGACAACGAAATAGGAATAGACACCCCCTCGAATCACGAACCACTCGGCAACTTCATCATGCTCAAAAACATGAAAATCGAAGCCGAATAAACCACACGTGGGGACCAAGGCGTGCTTCACGCCCTGGTCCCCACTTCCACCAACTCCAAAAGGAAATCTAATGTCCCGCACAAACGTAAAAGGTCAGCACACATTCGCACAAATCCCGAGCGCGCAAATCCCGCGCTCATCCTTCAACCGCTCCTGCGGCTACAAGACAACGTTCGACATGGGAAAATTGATACCGTTCTTCACGGACGAAATTTTGCCAGGCGATACCGTAAACCTTCAGTGCCGAATCTTCGCGAGATTCGCTACGCTCCTAAATCCCATAATGGAGAATATCTACCTAGACACACATTTCTTCTTTTGTCCGAACCGTTTGGTTTGGACGAATTGGCAGCGGTTTAATGGAGAACAAGACAACCCCGGGGACAGCACAGACTTCACCCTCCCGGAAATGAACGCCGGCGGAGCCGGCCACCCCCCCGGAACAAATCACGACTACATGGGCTTCCCCACACAGATCGCCAACATCCAACACACATCAATGTACCACCGAGCACTCCACCTGATCTGGAACCAATGGTTCCGCTCGCAAGACTTGCAAGACGAGCTCCAGGTGGACAAAGGCAACGGCCCGGACTCCGCGGCCGTATACGCAGAACTAATGCCCCGAGGAAAAAGGTTCGACTACTTCACATCAGCAATGCCAGCACCTCAGAAAGGCCCCGCCGTCGAACTACCCCTCGGAACCTTCGCACCCGTCATAGGGCAATCAGCACCCGGAAACGACGGAGATAACGTCCCCACTTGGGGCGCCGATGGCGAAGACGGCCGCAACATGCGCGTCGGCTGGAAGACATCCGGCGACGACGAATACATCGTAGGACTCGACGGCACCACACCTAACATCGGACTCGTCCACTGGGACGATCCCAAACTATACGCAGACTTGAGTAACGCCACAGCTGCCACCATAAATTCGATACGCACCGCATTCCAGATACAACGCCTGTACGAGCGCGACCAGCGAGGGGGTACCCGCTACGTCGAGCAGCTCAAATCACATTTCGGTGTAACCTCACCCGATGCACGACTCCAAAGGACAGAATTCCTTGGAGGAGGAACCACACCACTACTCGTAAAAACCGTAGCCGCATCAACCTCCTTCCAGGACCCCGGCGGCGGAGAATCAAACCCCGACCACTCCCTCGCCGATCTCGGCGCATATGCAGTAGCACAGGGAAATTCAGGATCCTTCACAAAATCTTTCACGGAACACGGTATGCTAATAGGATTCGTCTCAGCACGAGCCGACTTGAATTACCAGCAGGGACTAGACCGCAAATTTTCAAGACTCAGCCGCTTCGACTTCTATTGGCCTGCGCTCAGCCACCTGGGGGAACAAGTCGTAAAATATAAAGAACTGATGGCACAAGGCATCGACGACCCCGAGGGGGACGAGGATGCCTTCGGTTTTCAAGAGAGATGGGCCGAGTACAGGTACAAGCCCTCTCTAATCACCGGACACTTCCGTTCAAACTACACCCAATCCATAGACGTCTGGCACCTGGCCCAAGACTTCCAAAACGTCCCCTCACTAGACGCCTCCTTCATCGAAGAGAACCCCCCGGTAGACAGAGTCATCGCACAGCCCGGGGAACCTCACCTAATACTAGACGCGCGATTCACATTCAAACACGCACGCGTCATGCCGACGTATTCCGTACCCGGCATGATCGATCACTTCTAAAATGAGAGATCGAACCTACTCAGAAACAGGAAACAAAATACCGCCCGGCCTTAACGTTGCCGGGCTCATCGGAGCAATAGGCTCCGCAGCCAGCTCAGGAATCTCCGCTGGTCTGTCTCTCAAATCTGTCCGCGAACAGATGCAATTTCAAGAGAGAATGTCCAACACCTCCTATCAACGCCAAATGGCAGACATGCGAAAAGCGGGAATAAACCCGATGCTCGTAGCAAAAATGGGGGGAGCCTCAACCCCCCCCGGAGCATCCGCACGAATCGACATCGACAACCCAGCCGAAGCAGCCTTCTCAGCGAGAGAAAGCAAACGTAGAGGCGATACAGAAAAAAACAGAAAGGATCTCATCCGCCGCCAGGCCGACGCCGTCACGGCACAAATCAACCTAATGGAGGACCAATCCTTCTCAGCACAATCCTCAGCACAAGAAATACAAGCTCGAACGAGACTTCTAAACCTGGATCTCATCCCCAAACAGCTCGAAGCCGCACTAGCTCAAAACGGCCTCGACGCACACTCAGCAGCATCCGCAGCACTAAAAGACGCAACGACACCGACAACAAAAAAGTTCGGACCGAACGAAATAGGACTCACCCCAGGAGCAGGAGCTCTCTGGGACAAAGCCACGAACTACTTCAACTGGACAGATAAAAACAAACCCCCCTCAAAACCTAAAAAAACCAACCCACGCGGTAACCGACAACCGGGAACCGCAAAACGACGCCCCTCAGGACACAGGAGAAGGTAATGTCCAGAACCAGAAACAATAATCGCGTTC